ATTCGATATACAAACGGTAATCTTCCATAAACTCTTCTTTGGTAGAATGACTTTCGATCAGTTCGACTGCTGCGTAAGATTCATAATTCCACCCGCCACCTACATCGTAAGACCCATTGTTTACAGGACCTACTTGCATGACTCTGCCATTCCCCACAACGTGAGAGAAGAAGCCTGATTCAACAGGTCTGCGCATGTGGTAATCTGCTTCATTCTGAGCAGTTGAGTTTTTATTTCCAGTTGAATGAGCGTGAATTTGTCGATAAGGAGCGTAACCGATTTGAGGTAATCCCTCTCTATATCTACTTGTATCAATATCCATTATTATTCCCCTTTCCAGGTATCATTCATTTGCTTGACCGCTGACTCGACAAATGTGTCGAGGTCTTTGTCAGTCATGCTAATGTTATATTTGATCAGCTCTGCACGGATTTTATCACGAGCCTGTTCCAGCTTTTCATCACCTTTAAAACCTGTTTCAGTGGCGACCTGCTCCACAGCGTTTACTGCATTTTTGGCCAAGATTTCAACAATCTTGATGGTCTTTTCTCCGCCTTTTTTGATGAGAAAATCCTTAATAGATTTGACTGCGACGCCTGCCAAAATGGTCAAGATTCCAGTAGCTGAAGCTACAATGATTTCAGTAATTTGTTGCATATGTTATTCTCCTTTTTCTATTTCTTCCATGCGGTCATTCATACGAACCATTTCTTTTTGAATGTCTCCGACCGTGTGAGTGATTGTGGTTAATTCTGTAGTGGTTTTTTCTAGGTGAGTCATCAAACGCTCTTCTCGTCTATTAGAGTCAGCCTTCGATTGCTCATGCAAATCCATAATCTTCTTTTCTCGCTTGTCCGAAGTCTTGATAAGATATCGAATGATAATAAAGAAAAGCACTATAAACAAAATCGCCCAAGCTACCTGGCTTTGAGCGATTTTTTCAGCTTCTTCAATCGGCATACAACCTCCCTCTACTCAATACGAGGCATGACCACAGTCAACACGCCTTGTTGTAGCATCTCGGTAAGAGCCTGATCCTTGTATGTATAGCCCTCATTAGCCTGCATCTGGAACTTAAAGATAGTCTTGGTTCCACTTGGCCATTTGGCATTATTTTCAAATGGATAAGGCATGGCAATGATGTCTCCATTTGAGTAACGTGTACTCGTTACAAGTGGCTTGATGAATGCCGCTACCTTGCTATAGGCATGGGTAGGCATACCTCCATTTTGAGATACTGCCAAGGCAATCAAGACCTCAGTGATAGCTGATACCGTGTCCAAGTTTTCCTTGTTCTCGGTTCCAGCTTGTTCTAATTTAGCAGTCATTTCTTTATTTTGCTTGAGCTGCTCATCTACTTTATTGAATTTCTCATTTTCAGCACGCTGTGGGAAATTCTCCTGATAAAGAGCCTCGAGTGCCAACTCAAAGAGTTCAGTATTAGACAAACTGATTTTGTCAGCTGGTAGCAAGATAGGTACGATAGCACCATCTGAATTAACAAGTGTGACCTTGGTTGCTGATGCAACACCACTTGCATCAAATTCTTGTGATTTTGAGCCATATTCTAGTTTCATATTTCCTCCTTAAATTTTGAATGATACGTTGTCAAAGTTGAGCCATGTAGCGTCAACGTTACCTTTTACAAGTATATTTCCATTTGGATAGATACCCAAAACCGCTACTGTGTAACTATTGTTGAGAGCTGAGACATATAGAAATTGAGATGGCCTGAATCCGACCGGCAAAGTGCCTATCACTGTCCCATTAGCCGTTTTTCCTTTATTAGCTGAACCTCTCAAATAAACCACGCCATCAAACGACTTAGAATATTGTACATTGTTGTACTGTTGATGATGTTGCCATCCGTTTTGCAATGGCAGATTTTGCCAAGCAGAGTCTTGAGTGTATTTTTGGATGTCATCTTTGGTTGCAATCTCTCTCCATTGAGATGGACTCCATCTACTGTTATTGTTGTACGTTCTGAAAAAAAATCTATTTGAGGTTAATGCTGTGAAAAATTGGACGCCTTTCCAACTATCAAGCCAAAAATTTTGATACAGACCCCAGTCGCCGTTTCTCCCTGTTGGATTGTCATCGTATTTACCAGACCTCCACCCGAACTCCGTGCCTTGCTTATTCCAAACATCATTCCATTGAGCACTACCTCTACCTAGACCTCCATTATTATCAGTCAGCTGATATTGCTGTATAGGATTGTTGTCTGCGTAGATGTTGCCCTTGACATCAAGAGCGCCTTGCTCCCTGATTTTGTTGACACCCACGCCTGACCTATCGTACGAAAAGACCACGCTTTCAGTGGCCACGTTGACCATAAACTCAGTCCGAGTGAATTTGTCCTCAAGGATACCAATGACAATCCATGATTGATTAGCTAGATAATTCCCTGAAAGATTAGCCCGTGAATTGACTAGACTTGAAATACTTGACCAGGCTCCAGTGGCTTGACCGTTATCAACCGCAAAGATATTAGTCCCAAGCTGAGCAATCTTAAATGTCAATGTCATTGTGTTCTTTTGACTTCCTGAAACTGTCAAAGGGGCAATCTTAGCATTTCTAGTGACCGTCAAGGTGCTAGAGGTTGAGCCTGTCCGTGCAATGCTAAAGCTGAGAGCAGGGGCAAAATACTCAAGAACGGTAGCGGATATCTCTCTAGTATCAGACCAACGTCCCCGGCTATCAGAGACTCTTGCTCTGATTTTGATGGCTCCGTGATAATTCATAATGCCGAGACTGCCACCGTTTGAACTCGTAGACTGGTTTTTGCCGATTATTTCGGCATAGTATCCAGTGATGGATGAGCCATAGGAACCAATTGCGCCATTAAATGCAACCTTGATGTTAGAGATGACCTGGATGAACGTGTTTCCGTTTGGGATGAGATTTTGAGCAGCACCATTCAAGTCTGACAATGAGACCCCTGTAAAATTAGGCTTGACATTTCCTGGCACGCTAGCTGTTAGTGTGGTTGACTGTGTGCCTGTCTTGGTAGATCCTGAATAGGTATCGACAAAGATAGTACCTGTACCTGTTGCAGAGTTCGGTATGTCGTTTGCAAAGTCCATAGGAATTGTCCAGCTAGTGGATGTGTCTACATTGCTTGCAATCGTTCCTGACTTGCCAGCCCAGGAATAGCGCACCGTGTGCTTAAAACTTGAGCTCTGACGGTTAATGTTGATAGTTACTAAACTACCAATAACTCCAGCGCTCACGCTTACAGAGCTAGAGCGTGGTATCGTTGAGAGCGTAAATGAGTTTCTACTGATTGAAAGTGTTCCTGGTGACCATCCACCGCTTCCACTAAATGTAGCAGACAGCCCAAACGATTTTTTACCATCGTTATCATGTCTGATTGTTACTGTCTTATCAATCAACATAATTGAGCTATTTTGACTCAACATAGATGGACGACCTGACCAGCTCAAAGTCTGACCGTCAACGGTTACAGAGGCAGTACAGTCATAATCTGCAAATGTATGAGCACCGTTTGTCAAAGCAAGTCTTAGCCTTACTTGACTGCTATTGTCAGATATATTTTGGGATACTTGGTCTACCCATAGTCTGAGATAATAGCTCCTATCATTATTTGACCAAAATTCAGCCATTAGTTACCTCCTACATATCTAATCACGTTCATGTCTGGATTGATATGATACTGTTCTTCTCTAAACCGTCCGATTTGAATAGTTTTTGAGAATATACCATTCTCAATATGGATGACACCTTGAGAAATATACATTACCTCAACTCCTGCTGAAAACATTGAAATACGACCATTAGGATTGAACATCATGCTAGAGCTACCATCGTTCTTACCGATTACAAGGCCCTCGTTGCTAGAGCTCATGTAAGTATCAATGAAATTCCAGCGGTCAGACATTTCTCCCAAATCTTTGGCAATATTTGAAACACGCTGACTAGCTGAAATCAAATCTTTCTCAGCTTGAACTCTTGCCGTTTCATTAGATTTAACAAAATCCTGATAAGCTTTAATCCAATTATCAAGTGTGTCAGCGCTAGCCTTGGCCTCTAACTCAGCTTGAATAACTCCAGCCTTTTCATTGAGAGCGTTCAGCTGTTCTTGAGTTAGACCTTGGTCGGCTTTAGAATTAAGGCTATCCTCAATATCCTCAGGAGCTGGCATCCAATCAATAGGGACTGTCCCAGTATTGACTCTTAGATTTGAAATGATAACTGTTCCATCTGAACCGTTCTCAAAATTGAGATACAAGGCAATCTCTTTAATTAGGTCGCTTGTTCTGCCGTTTGAGTATGGTTTCCACTGCCAAGGTTGAGAATACGTGCCAGATTTAACAGATGTAGTATCTATGTGTTGTCTGCCTAAGACTTTATCATCAGTAGTAAAATCCCACTGTTCTTGCGAACCGTTTCTATATTTAATTACACGATTAACCCTAAAACCTTGAATAGTTTCAGAGGCTATATAGTCAAAAGTTAAATAAAGTGGTTGAATTGGTAGCCATTTATAGGTAGATTGAGCCAGTGAATAGATTTTACCTTGAGTTCCTATAGTTGCTCTAGCGGTTCCTAGTGCAAAGTTACGAGCGCCAACCCTCACATTATCAAAGAGAGCTGTCCACTTGTACAGTTCAGGATCCTGACTATCTGCCTCAGTGAAATCAGTTAGCGTACCTAAATAGCGCTTATTAGTGCTATCAGTTGTACTGAAACCATCTCGACCGTCAGCGGAGTTAGCCCAGGCTCGGTGAAAGTATGGAGTCCGACCATCTGCTCCAGGTTTACCTGGAATACCTTGTGGACCGTCTTTACCGTTTAAACCATCTGAGCCTCTCCACCTCGTCCAGCGATAGTCTGCAGGATTGACGCTGTCAGTTGAGTTAAAATCAACATAGACCCCTATATAGGGCTTATCAGCGTTAGTCTGGCTAAATCCACTACCTGAAATAGAGTCAGCGTAGGCAATGTGAGTGTACTGTGTACGGCCGTCAGCTCCTTTAAGTCCAGGAATACCTTGGTCACCTTTTGGACCTTGCAAACCTTGGAGTCCTTGTAGCCCACGTTCCCCACGGTCTCCCTTTTCGCCTTTTTCTCCTCGGTCTCCTTTAGGCCCAGTGTCACCTTTCGGACCTGTATCCCCTTTTTGACCTTGTAGCCCATCTGATGTGTTGATGAGAGTCAACTGCTCAGAGGCTACCTCTTTGTTATCAATCCACGCTGAAACTGT